CATCAAATCCCAACCATCGCAAAGAATGTCCTTAACATTACCTTTGTAATGGTTGCCTGGTATTTCGGTTTCTAATAAATCGCAGCTCCAGGCATCGTGTCCTAATTTGGAAAATGCCTCTCGAACTGTTCCGCTATATTCACAAGCTATTAATACTTTCATTCTAATTTAGTTTTGTGGTTAATATCCCGCCATACAGTGCACAACACTGTATAGCAGGCATTAAAACGACCTGTTATACTCAACGTTAGCTTTCATATTTTTTCTATTTCTTGTTTTACTTCTTGCCAATCTAATGCACCCCTTTCGTCTGAAAGGATTGAAACCAATCCATTATTTAATATTTCTTCTACACAAATAAAGGCGCATTGCTTTTTTTGTTGCAGTGATAGTTCTTTATAAATGTTTTTTTCATTTATAAAACCATCTTCTTCCCATGAGAAAAACTCAACCCAACTTATATCAAACTTATTTACTAACTCGTTAGCTTTTTCTTTTGCTTTACTCATAGCTACAGCTCTTCAAATTGTTGTTTTAGTTCTCGTCGTTCTTCTCTATTTATTTCCACTTCTTTTTGCAGAAATTCTGTTAACCGTTTTGTATTTATGTGACATTCGGTACTTTTTAATTTTAATTTAGTTGTGGTTTTATCAAATATAGAAAATTCATCTTCCGTTAGCTCCAGCTCTTTTAATGCTTTTAATTGTGAAGATATTGTATTTCTTTTTTGGCTAATTCGGCTCGATAGCTCGTTACCTTGGTTTAATTGATCGTTTGTCATTGTTATAAATTTCGTTTGCTTTACTCATAACCTATTAATCTACGCATCCTAGATACTCTATTTCAAAGTTAGCGTAATTGTTTATCGTAGGCGCTCCAGTTTCGCAGTCAACAACGGCAAAAAATGGCCTATCGGTATTTTGCAGAAGGAAAGCTCCTTTACATAAACATTCGTCGTCTTTTTTTTCGCACCCTGTAAAGGTTAGTGCTAATGCTAATAATACTAGTAATTTTTTCATTGTGTTTTTGTTTTAAATTACTTAATTATATCGGTTATTTTGATGTTTTGCGTATTAGCTTTACTTATAGCTATTGTTTTTAAAAAGAAATCTTCCGTTACGGTTAGTTTTCCTGGCTCTTCTGTTTTTCCTGGCTCTTCCTGGTCCCAAAATTCTAAAAACTCTTTCGGTATTATGTTCATCGCTTCTAGTGTAACCCAGTACCCGTTATTAAAATAATGAATGTCGCTGCGTACCGGCCCTATAACCTTGTAAAATCCGTTACCTTTGTTAAACTCTTCTATTGTAAACCAGTCGGTTTTAATGTTAATCGTGTAAAACATAATTGTTAATTTTTAATGTAAAGTTTTATATCTTTTTCTAACCATTTAACCAGCTTCAAGAAGGTAGTTAACTTAATTTCTTTTTTATTATTTATCCGCCAGAGTGTACTTCTAGAGACGCCTAATTTTTTAGAAAGGTATTTTTGCGGTCTATTGATCCGGTTTAACTTTCTTACTATGTCTAGGTGTAATTTTTCGTGGTTTAAGGTCATAACTACTGTTTAAAATTATATTTAAGCCCTACTTTACCCTCAAATATCCGCTTATCTATGTCATTCCGCTGGGTAAATTCCGCTATAAATTCAATTATTAGAAACGATAAATCGTACTGGATTTTTCCTCTAGGGTTTAAATAACTTCCTGTAGTCCCTAAATGTTTCCATTTGCCGGACCTAATTACGGCCTGGTATTTATTTCCTAAACTCATTTTAAAGCCTTCTAACGGCTCGAAATAATAATCTAATGCTACGCCATAGTTTTGATAAGAAGCGTTCTTAAACTCCCCGTAAAATATCCCTACGCCTATATTGTGGGCTATTGCTCCTAGCTCTAGGTCCCAGTCCAGGCCGTTAACCTCTTTTTCCATCCGTGGGTTATCTCTAAGCTCCAGAAGATTATTAACGTCAAATTGGAAGCTAATATACTCCTGGGAATAACTTACTGTACTGAGTAATAAAATTAATATTAGTTTTTTCATGGTTTTAAATTTTAAAAGCGTTTAAGCATCTTTTTAACGGCGTTCTTTTTGTTTATTGCTACTTCATAAACACAATTTTTTTCCATTATTAAAGCGCCTCTCTTGTTGTTTCTGCCTCTTTTAAATGAGGCTTCTTTTAGTTCTTTTGTTAGTATGTTATACTGCCAGATTTTTTGCCCTTTTTTTAGATTTATAGTTCCTATCGGCCTTCTTTTATGGTAGTAGGACCAGAAGAAACGAACTAATAAAAGATCCATTCTTATAGCAAAAGTCTTTTTATGTTTTGCCGTCGGCGGGTCCAGGTCTATAACAAACCCTAAGCCAAATAATTTTAACCCAGCTGCTAAGGAAACGTCGTTTTTGTAGTTCTTAAATTGTTTTGTTATTATTTTCATTTTTTTTGATTATAAAAAGTATTACTATTAAAGTTATTACGCTTTCTACGATATGATCTAAAAAGAATAAGAAGGAATAAAAAAGCAGCCCCACGGTTTTACCGTAAAATATCCCCGCAAGGGCTACCAAAATAATTAAAATAAACCTAAAATTCATTTCGATTTGGGGTTAAATTGTCATTATTACTACTGCTACTCCCAGGCCAGTAATGAAGCCTACAAATAAGCCAAATAGCAAGTATATTTTTTCCTTTCTCATTATCCTAAAGTAATTTTATCGGCTTCGGCTAGATCCGTTACAGTTATTAAACCTTCGATTATTTCGCCGTCTACATAAACCGTTACTTCGGTTATACTCCAGTCCTGTATAAAAATTCCACCTTCCTGGGCTTCGCCTAACCTACCGTCGCCTATCGGGTTATGGTATTTAATCGGCTCCAGGTCTTTTATAATTTCGCCTTCTATATCCATGTAAACTTTAGTTTTATCGGCATCATTGGCCGACTGAAACTCAAACCCAGCAGAATACATAAACTCTTGCCTCTCGACGCTGTAAATATCTACGTGGTTATCAATGTTAAACTCATTCTTAAAGATGAGCAGTAGTAAAGTCTTAATCGTGTTTTTATCCATTTTTGTATTTGTTTTGTACTGTAATATTACGGCTTTATTTTCAAACTAGCAAGGTTTTTCTAACTTTTCTTCATATTCTTTTATTTCTTTTTGAAGCTCTTGTAATAAAATTTCCTTTTCAAACGCATGAAGTTTGCTAATTGAGTTAGCTTTTAATCTTAATCGGTCTATGAAGTCCTGGCCTTTGTATTCTGTAAGCCACTCTATAAACTCCAGGGGTGTTTTATGAGCTGAAAACGTAGAAGAGAACGTATGATGTCCAACGCATAAACAAATGCCGTTTAAAACGTCCCAACGGGTGCTTTTTTTTGATCGGCTGTAGATATGATGAGAATTTAAAACCTTTTTATGGCAGTTAGGAATTTCGCATTTCATCCCAGCCCTAAGTTTAACTAACCTGGACCAAGCATCATCTAATTTTTTGTCTATTCCTTTTTTTGATCTAATTTTCATAATTTTAATTAAATAAATCTAGTTGGTAGTTAATTTCGTGTACAGTTGGGTTTTCCGGCATCAAATCATTTACAGCGCACCCGAACCCGTTACAGTCCATTAACGGCTTTGGCTCTCGTCCTTTCATTTTTGAAATGTCTTTAGCTTCTGGATAATCTGGATGAGGTTTTAAAAATACTGGCGGCCTTTTAACTCCTTTTTGTTTTTTCGCTTGGTCGGTTATCATAGTAACCGGAGCGCCTTTTAAGTCTGTCAACTCATGTTCCATTTTTGCCATAGCCTCGAATTTTTTAGGAAAGTCCCTTTGTACTTTTTGCCAGTAACCTATACCGCCCTGTATGCACATGGTTTTAAAACAGTTATTGTTATGGAAGCCCATTTTATAAGCCCTTGGCGCTTCTATGTTTTCATTTTCTAATATTTTAATACAATCTTTTTTACTCAACCCATGAAAAAGCAAAGGGTAAACCGGCTTAGCTTTAGGATAGTTTAACGTCATAGATTTAGCCCTATTAGCTTCGTTTATATCAAAACCAAACACTTGGTATTTAAAATTATTTTTTTGCTCCCATTTTAAGCGAACTTCTCTTTTTAACGTAGAAGAACAGATAGCGCCGTTAGCAACATTTAAAGACTTGTAATGCTTCCAAACACTTTGAATATTTGGAAATTTTTTTGACAACCCAGTAATAGTTTCTATTTCTTTTTTATACCATTTTTCGCAGTCTTTTTTAAATCTATAGGTGTCTTTATCTTCGTTCCCGGTGTCTATAAAAACAAATCTACATTTTTCTAAACCAAATAGTTCTATAGATAAATAACACGCTGCGGCGCTTGTAATTCCGCCGGACCACCAACAAATAATCATTGTAAATATTTTTTTACGTGTTCGCCTTTAGCCTCGATTTTTTCAAAAAACATAACTAAGAGTTTAACTTTAGCCATTTGTACAGCTTCGGCATGAGGCATTTTTTGATCTATGCCTAATTTATAATAAAATTTCTTTTGCTTATCGGTTGCTCCTATAGCCTTCTCCAGGTATGTATAAATCCAAAAATTGTTAGGGTTAACTCTTCGGTCCTGTACGAAGGCGTCAAAGCATAAAATTACGCTTAAATCGTCCTGTTCTTTTTTCATTTCTTTTTCTTTTTGTTCTTTGTCCATCGGTGCTTTTACTTTTGATTTTGTGAAGTCTTTGTAAGCCTTGAAAACCTGGCCAACTAAAATTATATCTATGTAGTTTGATTTAGGAACTATGCCTAAACGGCCCTGGGCGTAAAGTTCAAAGGCATTTTTAATCTCCGATAAACCAAGGGACCAAAAAAGATCTTTTATAGCTCCTATAGCTAAATTCATTTTGTTTTCATTTTCGCCGCTAATTGACAATAGATCCGCCAACCATAGTTTAAAAACAGTGTTTAAAACCTCGTCTAAGTTTTTTTCCGGGAAAGCTCTTAACGGTAAGTTACTTTCTAGTTTTGCTAATTTGTTGCTCATTGTTTCTTTTTTTTGGCCGCAGCCTTTTTTTTCTTTTTTTTAGTTATTTAACCCGTAACGCTCTCTCATAACGTCGCTTAACATTTTTGGTTTATTCGGGTTTTTAATATCTCCAGGTTTAATTATTTCATCTTTCCAACTTTCGTTATTTAAAAAAGTTTCTGGATTTTTTCTAAATCTTTTATCCGGTTGAGCTTCTTTATAGGCTGGAAGATAATTTATAATTTCTTCTTTTGTCGCTTGCGGCAATTTATCCCACTTTTTTTTAATCTTTTCTTTTTTACCTACTTTCTTTTCGTATAAATCCCAAAAATCATTAAAATCGGGATAAACAGAAATTTCAGAAAATTCATTTTCGACTATAGATATTTTCTCTTCTTCTTCTTCTTTCTCTTCTTCTTTCTCTTTCTCTTTCTCTTTCTCTTCTTCTTCCTGTAGGGGGGTCGGTAGGGGGGTCGGTAGGGGGGTCCCTGGGGGGGTCTGGGGGTTCCCTTGTAAATCTGTCTTAGTCGCTCGTTTCCAGCCTTTTACACTTTCTTCTATTGCGTGCCTTTGGCTCTCATAAGCAAACTCAGAAATAAAATCTAGGTTTTCTGGGTCTTGATCTAAAAACTGTTTATTGATTATAGCTAATAAAAAATCTAGCTTATTTTTATCGTCCGGTATTTTATTTAAGACGTCGAAATAACTTCTTAAAAAACTAAATTGTTTTCTTTTAGTGGGCTTCATAATGTATTTGTTTAAGAGAATAAAACTAAGTATTTATTTTTACTTTTTCCTTATTTTTTCGCATTTGTTCCTTTACCAGGAAGTAATTATTAAACCTAAATTCTAGCTCGTCTAGCTCTTCATCGGATAACTCCAGGACCTTTTTAACAAATCTATGAGACGACAAAAGATCTAGTTTCCGCCTCATTTTGTTAATAACTCTATGGGATTTTTCAACTAACTTTTTATGTTTAAATTTAAAATGCTGCTTAACCTCATAAACAGAATAAAGCTCTTCTAAGGTCTTTTCATCGGTGTTTTTTCTTAGACTATCTACGCATAAATTAAATGTTCTATTAGCTGCAAAATCATGCGTATTAAAAAGGCTCTCGAATTGCTCTAAACCGTTTATAACAGTAGCGTGGTTGCGGTTTACTGCTTTTCCTATTCGCTCCAGGGAAATATTAGGAATAAACATTTTACAAAGTTTGTAATATAAAAATCTATGGTCCACTACGAACCTGGTTCTATTTTTTTCGGCTAAGTCGTGAATATCAGAAAAAGCCTCTACAGTTTGTTTAATAATTTTCGGTGTAATCATTTTTTTTAAAATTAAATGTTAATAAATCTCCATTAGCTTAGCATAGTTAAAATGCTTTCCTAAAGCGCCTTTTATAGTAATTCGCTCTTTGCTGAATTTATAAACCTCTTTGTTATACGTAAAAGCGTATTTAGGAATACTTACGGAGCCTTCTACGAGCTTTTTACCGTATTCGGTTAGTGACCATTGGCCGGACGTCCTTTTCGCTGTATTATCCCCTCTAAACGTGTGGGCTACTTGCCAATGTTTAATTATTCCGTAATTAGTCGCTTTAAGCGTATCTAAGCCCGCTTCAAACCTTATAGCGTCTTTATCTATGTAAACGCCTGGTTTACCGTCTGAAAGTTTGTATAAGGCTATCATAAACCTGGCTAGGCCGCTATCAAATAACCTTTTATAAAGTTTTACGAACTGGCCGCAGCAAGGGCAGTCGGTCCCTTTTTCCCAGCCTAAAATTAATTTGTCTTTTGCGTCTTTTAATGTTTCCATTGTGTATTGGTTTTAAATATTAATGCTTCTACTAAATTTTTTTTCGTTAAAGGCCTCGGGCATGAGCTTTGACAAACTCTTATTTTTTCGCCCTTCCTTAGTATTGTTTTCGTTCCGTAACCTAAAGAACAATAGCCGTTTATAGGGTTATCTATTTTGGCAAAGCATCGGTTACAGTATGCGTTTTTTATCAGCTTCATTATTTTTCTTGTTTTAGGTAACTTTGATTTGATCTCATAGCGTCTAAAACTCGATAACCATAAGCTATAAAATTGTCTAGCTGTCTTTTCTGAGGGTGTAAATGCTTAGCTATCTTTTCGGCCTTGGTTGCAGAAAGTTGCTCTTCGCCGTGCATTAATCGGTAAATTGTAGCGTAGTAATTAACCCGCTCTTGGTCCTGGTATTTAGCCAGGAAAAAAAGATCAGAACTTAACTCCCTCATTAAGTCGTTAAGGGTTAACCCAGCGTTAAAATCTACGGCCTCATGTAAGGAGCGGTAAGTCGTAATAGTATCGGTAATTTGTTTTAAAAGATCATTCATTTTAATTCGCTTAATTTTCTTTGTATATCCCCTTGTGTGTAGTTCCAGCCGCCGTTAATATTGTCTCTTTGGTTTTCGTTTAGAAACTCTATTAATTCAGTGGCCTGGCCTTCGCTTAATTTCGTGTCTAGTAGGTCCTCTATTTCTTTAGTCTTTTCAACTGAAAGTATAGAGCTATCTAATAAGGTCCCAATAAAAGTTAGTTGCGATAAAGACGCTTCTACTATTATCGGGTCCTTATCTGTAACGCCCCGCTTTTTATGCGTCTTTCTTTTTAAACTCTTCGCTTTCATCTTCTGCAAAAAATCCATGTTTGTATAAATCTACCGCTTTTAAAATAACTCTAGCTAAAGCTCTTTTTTCGGCCAGCTCCAGCACGTACCAGCTTTCTGTATTTCCGTCCTTCCAAGTAGCCCCTTTAAATGCGCTCCCGTAAGTTTCTATCTTTTTTTCGCCTTTGCTATGAGTAGCTTTAACGGCTGCAAAATTTGGTGTACATTCTATAACCTCGAAAGAAACTTGTATATCTTCGATAGCCTGGATTTTTTCTATACCGGACCTAGTTATAATAGTGTACTGTTTTTTGCCATCCTTCTTACTTGTTTTAGTGTAAAAGTCGTCTTTGTCTAATTCGTAGATTTTATAAAAATCTGCCAGTTTTTCCCTGTTCATTGTTATTTGTTTTAAATGTTAAACTCCATTTGTCTTTTACCAGAAGCTCATTAACTAGCCGCTGGATCTGTTTTTGTTCGTAGGTTGTTGTTTTCAATTTTGTAGATTTTAAGTCGTAGGGTTAATAATAAATTTTCTAGCAATAAAATATCGTGGTGCATCCTGTCAAAAATCCAAATCAAACGCCTGGTAGTTCTAACATGATCTAAAGTTGTACAGCTCTCAATAACTTTTTTTACCCAGATATAATTAGATAACTTATTCATCGGTAACGGTAATTATTTCGTTAACGTCCAGGCCTGTAATTTCGGCTACTTCGTAAACCACTCTAAAAGCGTCTGGAACTATACCCTGTTTCCAGTGGCTTAAACGCTGTTTATTCATCGGTCTACGTATCATTTTAAATAAGCCCTCACGGGTTAAACGAAGCTCGTTATTTTCGTTATGATACTTAATTGCTCTGTCGATGTTAATTGTAACTTTTTTTGCCATTGTTATTTAGTTTTTATTTTCATTAATTGATCCTGGCAGTTATAATGAACGCCTAAAAAGAATAGGTTAAAACCCTTCATGTAGCTAATTTCAGCCATTTTAGAATTTTCATCATAACTAATAAAGTTAAGGCCTTCTAATGCCTCGCAAGATTTTTTAAAAGCCTTTATGTTTTCGATAGGTAAACTTACTGTTTTCATAATGTATTTGTTTTAATTTACCCCGAAGGTAAGAAAAAAAACACTTATAGACAAATTTTTCCACAAAAAAAGCGCTAATAATTAAACTAGCGCCCTAATCTTTAAAACAAATACATGGCCCATTTGAAGTATAAGGCCATAACAAATATAAGTTTTTATTTCTTTTCCCTACTGTTTTTCTAAAAATGTTATTGACATTACATTCCCAGCTGTAGAGCTTTTTCTACTAAAGCCTCTTTTAACTCTTTAAGTTTAGCTTTCTCGAACTCGTCTAACCCGCCTTTTTTAAACTCTTTTTTAATACGCTTATAAAATCTCCAGGCAAGGCGTAAATTTTTACGCTCGTTTGCTTCTGGGTTTGGTTTGATAAGCTCTAAAAGGCCTGTTAATAGTGGTAAAACATTACCCATTACTTAGCCCTATTAAATACTGGAGTAGTAGTAAAGAAACGTAACACGAAGTTACCAATTAAAGTAATGTAGCCTATAGTTTCAGCACTTAAACCGAAACCAGCTCCTTGATTTTCAGCAACTAAAATAACTGCCATGATAACGTTATAAGCTATCGTTTTCCAACCTTTCATAATTTTAATTTTAAAGTTAAAGTTAAATAAAGGTACAAAAAAAAGACGCAATAAAGATACTGCGCCTTTTAAACCATAAATCCAATATTAATTCATTCCCCTACAAATGAAAATATAAATGTAAAAAAAATATCTTTTAAATCCTAAATATCTTTGTACTCTTCGCAAGCGTCAAAGCTCGGGCATTGTTTTTTAGTATTTACCGCCTGGTAGTGGCCCAATATTTTAGCAGAAGCAAACATTTTTTTAAGGGTTTTTAAAAGTAGCTCTAAACTTTCCTTCTGTTCATCGGTCCTAGTGTCCTTAGCGAGATTCATATCTTTAGTTTTCCCGCCTATGTAGCAAATACCTATTGAGGTTCGATTAACGCCCTTAGCGTGCGCCCCTGGAGTTTTTAAAGCTCTTCCTAGTTCTATAGTCCCATCTAGTAAAATTACATAATGGTAGCCTATATCATTAAATCCCCTTTCTAAATGCCAGCTTTTAATATCTAAACTATCAAATTCTTTGCCTTCTGGAGTATCGGCGCAGTGGATCACAATTTTATTTATTGTTCGCATAGCAATCTTTTAGCTGTTTATTTAAACTTTTTATTTCTAATTGATATTCTAGCTTTTCTATAGCGTGGTTTATTCTCCTTTTGCTAGCTCCTTCGTTATACTCTATTTGTTCGGTGTTTTTACTTACAGAAAAAATCCAGTAATTAACCGTATTAGTAGCCAGGACTAAAAAGACGCCTAAGCCCCAGGACCATTTTAACCACTTTGCAGCAGTCATTTTTACTTGTGTTTGGTCTATGTCTTTATTTATGCTCATCTTCTTCGTGTCTCATCTTTTGTTTACGCTCTAACCACTCTAAACGCTTATCAAAAACATACCAACATATTTTTATAAGCCAGAAAATAATTAATAATATCACTACTACATTTTGTAATTTAGGATGAACTTTTAATAGCTCTACTAGCGTATTATCTAGCGTTTGGTTAACAATAACCATGCTAGTACCACCATAACAAACCCAAGACAAAAGCAATTTTGCCGCCTTAGCTATAATTATTTCTTGCATATCTTGTACGTACACCCTTTTAGTTAATAAATATTAATTATCCCTACTTAATTATTCTTTAACCTTAGTTTTTTTTATTTTCAATCTAAAAGTATATCTTTTATCGGTAACTCCTATCTGTAGCTCATACCACAAACCAAATAACCATTTATTAGCGTATGAGTATCTAAAATATTTACTTTCTCCTATAGCAAAAATTAAAAACGCCTTCCCTAATATTGAATATTTGTAGCTTAAAAACTCTCCTACATTATCTTTATAATTCCCTTCGGCGTCTACATATTTTAAAACGGCCATTTCTGTAAGTGCTACAGGCTTATAATCTTTAATTAATCGGCCCTTCGATTTAATTATGTACATCATGCCTTTTCGAGGCTTTAAACTCGCTTGTAAGTTCCAGGCTGGGTTACGTATAGCGCTCCAATGATAAGCGCACCTAAAACGGTTCCAGGCAGTTTTTAAATGATAGCCTTTAGCTTCTATAAACCAGTCTGTACCTAGGTCCCCGTCCTCATCATCAAAATAGAACCAAAACGGCTTTAAACGGCGTAAAAATGTATTTCTAAGTGGGTAAAGCAAAGGGTAAATAATCGGCGCTGTAATAAACCCCAATAAATTTACTAACATCACTAAAGCCCATTTTAAATAAATCATAACTATTCACAATTTACCTCACGGCCTGTATAATCAGCTCTTTTATTTCCATCTGAACTATACCTAATAATTCCTATTTGATCTGCTCTACATTGATCGAATAAGATTTGTTTTAGTTCAAACTCTTCGTTTTCGTTTAACTCATAATAGTATAAGTCGCACTCAAAACATTCTATTTCCGTATCATCGTCGCAATGAATAACCAGAAAAGGAAAAATCAGTAATAATAATAATTTGTTCATGTTATAACGTTGTTAATGTTGTTAATTCTACGTCGCTTAGGTATTCACTAAAATATAAAAGTTCTTTACATTTTCCTATAAAAACATCGGATCCGCCGCCACTATCAAAACTCATTTCTATTAATGAAGCGGGTGTATTGCCGCTGGTATCGGTTGCAACCTCTACGCCATTAACCCACAAACTAAAGGCGTTTGCTTTGTATCTTATAGCTACTTTGTGAAAATCTTTAATATCTGTAGCATCATAGGTTAACTGAGCTTGTAAAGAAAGGCTAGAAAATACCTCAGCCTGGATCTGGTTAGAAACCGTGTTATATTTTATTGTTATTGCATCGGTAGACGCCCCGCTAGAAACACTTATAGCCCTGGTAGTTAAATCATTTTGTAACGCTGCAATATTAGCGTATAAAACGCCTTCTGTAGTATTAAAGTCGGCAGCTTCTCCAGCATTGTTTACTAAATCAACTTCTTTTTGTTGAAGCCCAGCCATTGTAGGGACGTAAAAACCTTCTGAGGTGCTTTCTACTACACTACAACCCCAAATTAATATACCGTCGCCGCTTGTTTCTGTAGTGATACTAGCTCCTAAAGGGCCGCTACTTGCGTAAAGCCTCATTCTATCGGTAGTTATAGCATTATCATATTTAACAAAACATCGTAGCCATCCGCCGCTGTAATCTTCGGTCCAGGCGCTTACTACATTTGTATCAGTGGTAATAGCTCCTGTTTCTATGTCAAAATTAGCGTCCGCATCTGCGGCCCCAGGATAAACAGTTACATATTTTATTGTGCTTCCTGTAGGTATCTTAGCAAAAAAACTATAAATCCAGTTAGAAGCGGCTCCGCTATAACCCTGGTTTATGTTATGAATACCAGAACCCGTAGGAACCAACAAACTAGCAGTTAATAACCCGCTGGGCGCATAGTCGTAATTTTCTGTTACGGTTAAACTTCTTTGGCTCCATGGGCTTGTATTTAAAGCCTCGCTTTGTAAAGCTATATTTCTTACCGCTGGCTCTAAAATCAAATAAGGGCAGCCGTTATCGCTCCCGCCTATTGGATAAGTAGCCCTAGGTACGTTTGGCCTTTCTCCTTTTATAAATCCGTTAGCGTCTATACGTGTAGCTGAGTAATTAAAATCGGCGCTCTTAACGCTTACATTGTCAATGTTTCCTATGAATGCTGAGGTTTCAGCATGAAATACCAAGTTAGACGAAGCCCCAGCAGTTAGCCTAAAAATGTATGATCCATCGGCTGTTATCTTAGCCTGGTATGTATTATTCCCTAATTGTATTTGAAGCCCGTTATTAGCGTAAAAACCGCCAGAAGTAGTTACCTTAACAAAATAGTCGTAGCCTTCTGTAAGGCTCAGCGCTTGGCTTATATCTCCGCCTGTGCCATCACTAACGGCCACGCCGCCAGCTATTGACCAGCAAGCGTCTTTAACCCAGTCGCTATCGGTTGCAAAACTTCCATTTGTAACAAGTTCTGGAGCTGTAGTAGTGTCGCTTCTAATTACTTTAAAATCTCCCGCACTAGTATTAGGTTTATCGTTAAATAAAACATCTTCCCCTACTCCAAAACCAGGGCCAAAACCTATACTTACTTTACTGTATAAACTCATAATGTAGTTAATGTCGTTAATTCTTCGTCGCTTAAATATTCTGCAAAATACATCATGCTATAAATATTCCCTACAAATTCATTAGCCGGTTTTACTATTTCTATATTATCAAAAGTTCCTGCAGCTGGTAAAGTGCCGCTTACATCGGTGTCTACTTCTACGCCGTCAACCCATAAACTAAAATCGTTAGCTTTATAACGTACCGCTATTTTCTTTTTAGTCGTCGGATCGGTGTACGTGGTCCCGGTAAAATTAAACTGCAATACTCCACCATCAAAACCGGCAGCCCTTATACTAGATCCAGAACCAAAATAAATATAAATTCTATTACTCGTAGTTCCGTCGTTTATCTCCAGGTGCATATTAGTAGTAGGCTCATGTAATAAACTCAACTCGTAAAAAATAACACCTTCTTTAGTGTTTATTAAATCACTCGTTCCGCCTTCAAAAACTGTAGCTACGTTTCTGGTTTCTGTAGTCGATCCCGTAGGAATATAGCTAGTAATTTCGTCTGCCAACTCTAAAGAAGCTCCCCATAAATACAAATATTCGCCTATTGTGGTGCTTTCATTATAAAAAGAATAACTCCCTGTCCCTAAAACTGGCGTAGTTTGAAACTTTACAGAACATCGCCACCAGCCGTTACCATAATCTGTAGCAGTGGCCGAAATACCAGTAGAAATAACAGACGATCCATCGGTTAAATCAAAAGATACGCTAGCCTGGTTAAATCCTATATTGTCATAGGCTTGTATTCTAAATTTATCTGTAGTTCCTTTCTTTGCGAAACAACTTATAATATAATTTTTAGAAGTCGCATAAGTATAAGCCCGGCTAACTCTATCTGTAGTGTTTGTAGTGTTTCCTGTTAATCTATCAGCGTTTTTGGTCCCATCTGGCGAAATAATATCGTTTGCTGTTATTGTGCTGTCTGTTTTTGCCCAGCTTGCATCTTCAAATTCTTCTGAATAAGTTATTAAGTTTACTTCGCTATCTTCAATTAATAAAGAAGGGCAGCCGTTAGCTGAGCCACCTATAGGATAACTTGATCTAGGCATATTAGGCGGTACACCTTCTATAAAACCATCAGCATTTATTCTAGTAGCGTTATATTTAAAAGATACACTTTTAACGCTTACATCGTCAATCGTTCCTATAAAAGCGCTGTTAGCTTCTACATAAAAACCAAAAGTAGTTAACGCCCCGGCTGTAACTCTAAATAAATACGTTCCATCGGCTGTTATAGTTGCTACATCTTCTGAGCTTCCCAAGCGAACTTTTAAGCCGCCATAGTTATAAGCGCCAGAAGTAGTTACTTCTATGTAGTACTCTTCATTTTCTGTAATTGAAAGCGTTTGAGTAATTGCACCAGCGGCCCCGGTAGTTGTTGCAACTCCAGAACCAATAGACCAGCCGTCCCCTTTTGACCAAATAGTATCTGAGGCAAAATCCCCATTAGAAACCAATTCTGTAGCATCGTCCCCAGCTCTTGTTACGTCAATATCTCCGGTCCCGTCTGTAGGCTTTAAACAAAATAGTTTCCCTTTCCCAGCTGAAAAACCAGGACCAAAACCAATAATCATTTTATCGTATAAACTCATTCCGCTGTAATGTTTAAAATAAATGTTTTTTGGCAGCTCTCAGAAGTCATTAAACCACCGCCTAAAATTGATCTCGTCTCATAGTCGTCGTAAATGGTGCTTATTGTGTCTGTAGGCTTGCCGTAACCAGTAATAGAGCCAGAAAAACTAACGTACTCATCTATAGCGGCGCTATCACTTAAATTAACTATGTAACCCTGTCCCTGGTCTACTTGGCCGGCTCCGTCGTCTATCTTCCAGCTTATTAATTGCCTGTCTCTTTTAGCTTGCCTTAGTTCTACATAAGTTACCAAAGTAGTAGAGCTTACTTCCTGGGTTATTAAACCATCAAAAGAAACATTATAATTTTGCCTTGTAGGTCTACCAGTTGACCAGCCGTTAGTATTATCTCTCGTTGTTGTATCTAGCATTTCTACGCTCTCGTCCATGCCGTTAGTAGTTAAACAACCAATAGGGAAAAAACCCCTTCCAGTGTCTAAATATAGTATCTTGTCTTTTCCGTTAATAAATGCCATAGCATAAAATTACTATTAATTTTTAACTTTTAATCGTAGGCTCGACTACATTACCGTAATTTAAAGTCTTTCTATAATCTATATCGGTTAGCTCGTCGCCTAATATTTGCCTAAACTCAGCCTGTATAGTGTTTGTCGCTGTATTATAGGAGTATTTAATAAACATAAATAAACCTGGTACATTATTGATCGTATAAACTCCCAAATAAGGCAAATAGCCGTAAATATCTCCAGTAAACAACGTCATGTTATCCCCGTTCATTCTCATAGTTTCTTCGCCCATGATTTGAATAATACCTTTGCTTTCTCCTTCTCCTTTCCTGGTCCAGTTTTCTGTAGGCGTAGTCTCGTCGTTTTCAAATAAAGCCCCTACGTAAATTTCAGTCGGGTTATCTCCTGTGTAAACTTCTTTGTTATCTTCTATTTTTGAGCTTGGATCATCGGTCCTTTGAAAAGTATGTGTTTCCCCTTGTACATTTTCATCAGTGTTAGGTTCTACAGCTACTTTAGTTAAAAATAAACTTCTATCGGTTGCTGTCTGTAAACTATTAGACGCTACAGGCTTTATAACTTCTACTACTAAATTTCCAGCCTGGGGCGATCCTGGAGCTGTTAAACTAAATTGTACAGCCTCTAAACCAATGTCTACACCGCAAGGATGAGGCGTAGATAACTGCCAGGCCCCTGTAGTATCATTGAAATAATAAACCGTGCCGCCGTTTACTACTTTTAATCGGTAAGTAAAAAACGTTAAATACTCCTGTGCTGGATCTGGTGTAACGTCAAACCTAACTACAATAATATCGCCGCTGCCTACAGTGATATTGTCTGAGTACATTTCTACTAATGTATTATCGTTATCTACATACCTATAAGGCAAATAAACCCCGTATTCCCCAGAAGCCGGTAACGTTAGATCCGCTGAGCCGCCTATAGTCCAGTCGTCTATAACGCCCGCTATATTCTGTAAATAGATATTATCTAAAAGCCCTTTAACAAAACCGTACTCATAAACAATTCTGTAGGCCCCTATTGCTTTTTCCAGGCTTAAACTTTGGTTCCCGCCGGCATGATGAGGGTAAAAATTATCTATTTGGCTTCCTAATGCCTGGGCCGTGTCAAATGTTTGCGTTGTTGGGCTTAGTGCTACGCCGTCGCTGTCATATCTAAAAAAAGTCGCCTCAGTATCTTTAAATAACTGGTTAGGCTTATAAATATACCACTCCCCTAAGTGCATAGTAATACAGGCTGCGTAACCGTCTAAAGTGTCTCTTAAAACCTCTTCGCAGCTCATGATAGTATCTCCATCATCTTTTACAAAACGCTCAGTATTAGCGTAAACATTAGCTAAAACGTCTACAGAAGTAGAAAGCCCATCGTAATAAATATCTATATTAGTATTTATATTAGCTGCTATGCCTGTTCTTTTTAAACAGTTTACAATTATTTCTAACTGGTTCTGTTTTCCTGTGAAAATAAGCCCGTTACTATCTACATAAGAAAGGTTTTCTAAGAAGCCTAGCCCGTCTATACAGTCTAACGAAACTATCCATTTATCGGCTACAAAGTCCTCGTAGTAGCCTTCTGGATTTACCCAGCCTCTAAACAAAACTACATTAGCTCTATAGTAAATTACAGAATAGGACCTTTCCCCACTTGTAAAAAGCTCGGTAAATTTCCTGTCTGGCGAAGCCTCTAGCTCTACTCTTAAACCATTTCCCCGGATCGCTTCTAAACTCTTTTCTACCTGGCCATAATCTAAGAAAATAACCCCTTGTATGTTTATTGGATCGTCTGTATAGTTGTCGTCGTATATTTCGAGCTTGTGCGCTGCGTTATCAGTGTCTTTATATTCTAATAAATATTTAACTGCCATTTATCCACCTATTGTTAAAGTACCGCCTAAAGCTGTGTTTCTTTGGAGCGTCTTATTTAATACTCCTACTAATTTTGTACCGGCTATTTCAAAAACTACAGTTCCACCACTAAAACCGCCGCCTGTAGCTGTAACGCTTCTAGTCGTTGGCCCGCCTGTACTTGTACCACTACCAGATACACCACCAGAACCGCCGCCGCCTTCAAACCTTTCAGATAATGAAGCTGCCCCGGACTTAAAAATAGATCCTAAAGCCACTAAAGCAATACCAGCAGCTATAGCCGCTACCGGGTTTAAACTTTCCAATGAGGCTTTTATAGCTTGCAATCCTACACCTACAGCTATTGCCATTTTTCCAAGCTCTACTAAAATTCCACCTAAAGAACCTAACAACGAGGCCCCTAAAGCTCCTAGAACGTCCCCGCCAGAAGTTATAGCCCCGCCGATAGCTTCTCCAATACCAGCAAAGGCGCTAGCCGTTCCCTGGCTTATAATACTACTAATATTTTGGTTAAATTGATCTAATTGTGCCTCTTTCTGTCTAAATGCCGCTGCGTCTGCTTCATTTTGTTTCTGCCAAGCCTCAGCAGATTTTATACGTGCCTCATCATTTGGACCTATAATTATCTGGCTATTAAAACCGTTTAGTACTGGTCCTATTCTATTTCGTAACGCTTTTTCAGCCTGTCTAAAGCCTTTTAAACCTTCTGAGGTAACTTTTGCTGGATCAAATGCAAAAACGCTTGTTAAAGGGCTTCTTTTGCCGCTAGAAGCTCCACCACCACCACCAGAACCAGAAGCTATTTTATTTTCTAAGTCGTTTAGTTTTAATAATGAACCAGTTAAGTTTTTTATTTCACTGTCGACGTTTTTAAGTTCTTTAGCCTGTCTGCCTAGTGCTGTGTTAGCAGTAAATAAAGTACTGTTAAAAACCCCAGCCCCAACGGTTCCGCTTATTATAGCAGCTCCCCATTTTTCGTACGAATCTGTACCCTCTTCTATAGTCCTACTAGATATTTCGTACTGCTTAGCGTATAAATCGGCTAAACGTCCTTCTAAGCCTTTTATTTTAGCTTGTCTAATTAATGCGGCTGTGTACTTATTAGTTTTCTTAATTGCGTCGTCGGTGTTTATACCTTCGAGCTTTAAGTTACCTACATATTTACCGGACGCTTTATTTACTCGGTCTAATGCTTCTTGCCTTTCTTCGTCGCTTCTTGTAACGTCTCTGGCTATGCCTAATAATTGATTATAAGTAGTTATTTGTACCTGGGCGCTACCTATAGCCTTTTTTGTAGCGTCTCTAAGCGCTTTAGCTTGCTTAGCTGCATCACTTAAAGAAAAAGAATATTTACCCAGGATAATTAAAACGGTTCCCAGGGCAGTAATTAACCCAGTAGTCGTAGCAGCAGAAAGGGCCATAGTAGCCCCTTTTGCATTTTTCATTTCTTTGGAAGCCGCCCCTATTGCTTCTCCAGCGTCTATAATTGCGCCGGCTGTATCTGTAGCTGAGGCCTGGGCTGAACTAAAGGCGTTACCGAGTTGTTTTGCTGCATCTACTCCGGACCTAGCGCTAGAGCTTAGTTTATCGGTATCTTTAGCGCTGTCTTTAATAGCTTCGCCAAAGTCCTTAATACTTTTTTTGCTTTTATCTAGTCCTTTCTCTAGGCCGCCCGTGTCGGCCCCTATGCCTACGTGTAAATCATCCGCCATTAGCTTGTTTTATTTTTTCAGCGTATTCCTTTTGGACTTGCGCTATTCTTGCTCTTCTTTTTTCTCGGGCAGTGCTGCTAACTTTGTCCAGTGGCATAAAATGATTTATGCTTTTTGGTAGGCTTTTAGGATCTACGTTAAAACTTATTAAGCTATTATAGGCTATTTCTCTTACCTTCCGCCAGTCCTTCAATTCTAGTCTATTATAAGCAAAAAGACGTATTTTAAATTCTGCCCAAGTCATTCTATAAACATAGTCTAAACTCGGGCATTTTAATTCTCCTAAAGCAACGCTTATAACATCAGCTGCCCAGTCTACTTTTTTTCACTTTCCGGGGCTTCTACGGGTTCAGCGTTCCCGGTTTCTTCTTCTTCATTTTTTGGTATGTCCTTCGTCAAACTTTCTATAAACTTCTCCTGGAACCTCATGTAAAATTTGTTACCGAAATTAATACCGCCGTCTTTTTCGATCCACTCTATAACATCTTTTTGCGTAAAGTCGGCCTCTTTGCCTTCTAAATCTAAAGCGTACTTTGCAGAATGATAAACCAAAATAGGAATATATTTATAAGGGTTTTTAGTAACCTTTTCGCCAAGTTCTGACATTGACATATCTAAAAACTCTAAAACCTCTCCTAAGAAACCTAAACCAAAAGTAAATTCTAACTCTCGGCTATTAATTGTTAATTTTAAATTTTTCATGTTTCCTATGGTATTGGATCAGTAGTTAATACTAAACCGCTCCCGGTTAAAGTACCGCTAAACGTTGCGTACTCGTCCCCAGCTGGCGCAGTTAATTCTAAGTTGCTTAGAATAGCTGTACCGTAGTAATAAGGCGTTCCAGTTTGGCCAGTGTCCATACGCCAAGTTTTCTCTACTCCGCTGTTAGTGTTAATAAAAGCTAATAACCCGTCGTGGGTAATTTTACCGCTTTCATTTTCGATATACTCCCCTTCAAAAGAAATTTCATAAGACGCTGAGCCAGCCCCTCTTTTTATCTCTCCTGGGTCGCATTTTGTTTGACTTTCGATCACGTTAACCGTGTTCGTTAATGAATTACTTGTTAAACATACTACCGGCTCGTAGGTAGTAGCTCCATCATGGATATACAAAACAAGTGCATCCCCTTTAATAGTTGCCATGCTTCCTTTTTTTAAGTTAAAAAATAATGTATCTCAAAGATAGTAAATATTAATTTATGCTTAATTCTAAGCGTAAAAACTTCCTATGTACTATTTCGTTTTCTGTACTATCGGTTATATCATTGGGAAAACTTTGAGTTTGCCTAACAATAGTTAGCCCAGATCCACCGTCTAAAGCTAAAGAGTTTATTCTATTTCTTACCTCGTCTAAAACATCATCTACTAAAACTCTACTTCCAGGGTTCCCGGACCTTAAACGCCTGGTAAATACGTCTAATAAAATACTGCTTTCCCAGCGCCACTCGCATTTATTTGCCTTGTCTACTGTATTGGTTT